AGGAACGTCGGCTGCACGGCGCGGGTCGCGAAGTTCGGCCCCGGGGCGACGCGCGAGGTGATCCGCTTGGCGCGGTTCGCTTCGAGCGAGCGCGCGACCTTGCGCAGCGCATTGATCGAGATCACGCTGTTCACGTTGGCGCGCGAGGCGACGCCGCCGGCGTAGACGACACTGGAGCCGACCTTCAGGGTGCCGTAGCGGACGAGCTCGAGCACTTCGGCGAGGGTCTCGCCGACCAGCTTTTGCATCTCGACCGGCACGTCGTCTTCGTACAGCTGCTCGACCTTGCTCGAGAACTTGAACAAGATGCCGAACTGCTGCAGTGTGACGGTGATGTCCTGGAAGGTGATGGTGTTGCTGTTCGGGGTCGAACCTTCCGCCAGGATGAAGTCGGAATAGTTCAGGCCGGTCGCGCCACCAGGCGTGCCGACATACCGGGTCGTGTTTTCGATCGCGAGGCCGGCGGTGGTCGCACCGAACGGCAGCGTGCGCCGGAACACGATGGTGTCGGTCGCGTTCATCGACAGCTCGCGCTGCGTGCCGAAGTCACCGAGGACGGTGATCGGCTCGGCGTGTTCGAGCATGCCCATCGCGGCACGAATGAGGTTCCGCGAGGGCGCGGTGCCGTATTGTTGAATCGCCATGACTGGCTCCTACGAATTGGCGGCCTGGCGCCGGCGCGATAGCGCTGCGGCTTCCTGGGCCCAGATTTGTTCGGGCGTGAGCTGATCGTCCGACAGCCTGGTGGCCGGCGGGGACGCTCGACGTACGGGCGCAGCTGCCGCGCGCAGCTTCTGCTGACGTTCCGCCGACACGTCGCGAGTTGCATCGCGCTGCGCGGCCTTGAACTGATTCAGCACTTCGATCGATTCGGCGGCCGATTGCGACTTGAGGAACACCTCATTCGCCTTCGGGTTCGCTTCCCGGAACTTCGTGAACGCCTCCGACTTCACGACGTCCACCCAGTCCGGGTGGCGCGCGGTGAGCCGTACTTCTTCCTGGACGCGTGCGGACTGGGCCCGCATGTCGTCGAGAGTCTTCTGGACCTGCTGCTGCAGGGCCACGAATCGTTCTTCGCCCACGTTCGCGGCGCGTTCGGCCGCGGTCTTCGCGTCGACGAACTGCTCCATCGCGTCGGCCCAGTCGGGGAAGTCTTTCTTCAGCTCTTCCCACTTGGCCGGCGTCTTGAACGCCGCTTTGATCGCCTGCTCGTTCGGCGCACGCTGCACGGCTTGCGCCGCCTTGCGCGCCTGCTCCATCTCGCTTTGCAGCGATCCGACGCGCCCGGCGGTACTCGCCACGTCGCGCCGCAGTGTCTCGAGCAACCCCTTCAGGTCGCCGAACTGGGTGGCCAACTCCTGAAGCTCGGGCGGCAGCGTCGAAGCCTGCCCCGGAGCCCCCGCGTTCGCTGCGGCATCGGCTTGATCGCTGCCGCCTTCTACCGCGTCGTCATCCTCTGGTTCGTCGGTCGCGCCGGCGGTTTGCGCCGCCGCGCGCGTGAGCAACTCTTCGTTCCAGATCTCTTCCGCGGTTTTGTCGGCCACGCATCACCCCTAGTAGCTGTCCATCGGCACCTCGGCCGACGAGAAAATTGCGCGGTTCTTGGTCGCAGCACCGCCGAGCTGCATCTTGGCCGCGTGCTCCTGCTGGAGAATCCGCGGCAACTTCAAAAACTCGTTGACCTGGAAGATCCGGCCCCGCAACACCTGGGTCTGCCGCTCGTCCAGCTCCGGGGATTCCAGCTGCACCCGCAGCTGCTCGAGCTCGGCCTGGAACTTGCGCATCCAGGCTTTGCCCTCCACCGTGTCGAACCGCAGCAACTCCGCCGAATCCGCCACGACACCCCACTATGTTAGTAAGTGCTTACGCACGCGGAACGTACTATGGATTCAGGGCGGTGTCAAGAACCGGGTCCGGGTGGGGGCCATCCTTGCGCATGTCCTCGGCGTACCTGACGAGGAGCTGGCTGTATGCCATGAGGATCTTTTCGAAGATCACGACCACCGCCTCCTCGCGGCCGCGCACCCGGTCGTTGTATTCGCGCTCGGACATCGCCTCCTCGACCAGCTCCCGCAGCCGCAGGTGGATCGCCTCGTGGCACGCCGCCGACTCGAGCTCGCCGTCGCTGGCCGGGTCCGGATCGAAGCTGGCACCCAGCTTGAAGACCGCGATCCGGCCCAGGACGTCGGCCGAAGCCAGGGAGGCCATCGCGTCGGTGCATCGGTCCGGCGACAGCCAGGTGCGCCAGTCCGCCAGGTTCAGGCGGTGCAGCCAGGTGTCCAGGTAGTCCTTGAACTTGGCCGCGTGCTCTTCGGTGATGGGGTTCTTGACCGGCTTGTCGGCCTTGGCCATCAGTCGTCCTTGTCAGCTTTCAGATCCAGCTTCGCCAGGATCTGGTGCAACATCCCCTCCACGCGCTGCAGGCCGTCGCGCAGGTCGTCGCGGCGGGCGTAGCGCTCCGGCAGCTCGCGCTCCATCCGCGACACGCCCTCACGCAGGGTGTCGTGATCGCGCGACAGCGTTGCGACCGCCGCCCCCAGCTCCTGCCGCAGCGCGTTGTCCGCCTGCTGCAGGCCGCGCACCAGGAACCCCATGACCGACATGGCGATCGTGCCCACACCTTCGACCGCGACACGGACGACCTCCCAGTTCGACACCTCACCGATCTGGCCGACGTCCATCACTGCCACTCCCCGGTGCGCAGCTGGCGGGCGAGGCGATCGGCACGCGGTCCGACCTGCTTGGCCCACAGCGAGTCGAGTGCGGCCGAGGCCGCGCCCGCCCAGTCCTTGGAACTGAGGCAGTGGAGCATGGCGGGGAAGTGCAGGAGGTCGGCCCACCCCATGTTGAAGGCCATGTTCTCCAGCGCGCCCTGGCGCACCGGATCCAGATCCGTGTACCAGCTGAAGCGCGACAGGGCGGTGCGCACCTCGGCGATGTCGTTGGCCAGCAGGAAGTCGATCTCGGCGTCGTTCAGACCCTTGTCACGCAGGTTCCGCCCTACCGCAATCGTGGGGATGCCCAGCGAGTCCGTGTACACGGTCCGCCGCACGCCCTCGTCGCGCTTTAGCTGTGTGACAATATCCATGCGGCACTCCTGGTTAGCAAGCACTTACTTTACCTGCGTCCGCGACGCCTGTAAAACATCAGCCAATCGATCAGATTCCCGGCCGGCCCGGTCCCGCCGCTAGCCACCACGGTGCCCGGCGCGGAGCCGAATCCCTGGACCGGGGTGAGCGGTACGGCCAGCGCGGCGGCAGCACTTCCTACGGTCGCGGTGGCGGCCACACCGGTCAGCGCGAGCGTGAAGCCGATACTCGGCGAGACGATGCCCACCGAGCCGGTTGCGGCCACCCCAGTTAGCGCGACCGTTGTGTTCGGCACAACCGAACCCGCGGCACCGGTTGCGGCCACCCCGGCCAGCGCGGGCGCGGTGTTCGGCGACACCGACCCCACCGAACCAGTTGCCTGCGCGGCGGTGAGCGGCATGTCGACCGCGACACTCACTGCGCCGAGTGAGCCCGTCGCCGAGACGGCGGTCAACGCCTCGGCGTCGCCTTCGCCCACCGAGCCCACCGAGCCGGTGGCTGACACGCCTGTCAGCGCGATCGTGAAGCCGCTCGACGCTGAGACGGTACCTACGGCCCCCGTGCCGGCGACCTCGGTCAGCGGTACGGAATTCGCCGGCGCGACGGTACCTACGGCCCCCGTGGCTTGCGCGGCGGTGAGCGCAGGCGCAGTTGCAGGTGCGACGGTACCTACGGCCCCAGTGCCCGCGGCTTCCGTGAGGGCCAGTGGTAGTGTCGCGGTGACGGTGCCGGCCGCGCCGGTGCCGGCCACCTCAGTCAGTGGCACGCTATTTGCCGGTGAGACGGTACCGACCGACCCAGTGCCCAGATCCTGGGTGAGCGGCATGTCGATCGCCACGCCCAGCGTGCCGACCGATCCCGTGCCGGTCACGCCGGTAAGCACGGCGGTGACGTTCGGCGACGGCTGGCCCTGTTGCGCGACCACGATCAGGGGGTTCGGCCCCAACCCCGGCAGCACCTTGGGGCGGTGCGCCGGCGCGGGCACCGACTTCGATACCGCCTTGAACGCCATCATGACGGCGCTGAAGCCGGAAATCGACCCGCCGGTCCAGCTCGTGCTCGGCGTCTCGGTCGCCGTCCCGGTAACGTCCTTGACCGCCATGATGAATGGCGGGTCCGACGTGCCGGTCGAGAAGCTGCCGCAGGTCGTGTAGCCGGTCGCAACCGTCCAGGTGATCGTCGCGCCGACGAAAGCACCCAGGCCGTAGACGACGATGTCGCCGGACTGCGTCGGCGTGATCGACAGGCCGGCGTATGGCGACGCCTGGCTCACACCGTTGTTCGTCTGGACCGTGCCGTCGACCGCGGTGGCCGGCCCGAACTCCGACAGGCAGCAGCTACTGCTGGTCGTCCCGCTCGGCATCGTCGCCGTGACGGTGTGCGTCCCGGCGCTGGCGGCGATCTTGTACCACAGGCTCACGCCGACGGAATTGCCGCCGGCGAACCCACCTAGCGTCCACGTATCGCCCGACGAGTCGGTCGGCGTGGACGGTTGGGTGATCGCGGTGTCGGTGACCGTCAGGAGGACGAGGGTATCCCCGGCCGCGACGCCACTGAGCGTCCTGACGTTACTCGTTGTCCCGGAAGCCTGACCCGAGCTGGACTGGATCGGGTCAGCCATCGGCCGGCTTTACGGCACGGCTACGAGTGCCGACTCCAGAATGAATTGATGCACGGTGAACGAGCCTGTGGCGACGGTCTGCGTGAAGAAGCAATCGAATGCACCACCGCCGGTCCAGTCCTGCGCGGTACCGAGCGCCGGCGTGCCGACCGGTGCCAGCAGGCAGCCGTTGCCGCCCGCGGTGTTGGCCGCGGAGCCGACGACTGCTTCCGACTGGAACAGGCCCTGGCCGAACCACTGCGCCGCGGTCGGGCCGCTGGAGGTTTGCCGCAGCGACAGGATCGCTTCGAACCACCACGGCACCGTGGTCTTGGCCACGATGTTCAGGTTCAAGGCGCCCGTGTCGAAGAACACGTTCCCACCGATCCGGAAGTCCAGGCGCGCGGTGCCGGGCGTGGTCACGACGCACGAGATGCGCCCCGAGGATTTGATCCGCAGGCACATGCCCGGCACGGCCACGTTCGGTGCGAACGTGTACTTGGCCGACGTCGGCAGGCACGACGCGGCCGCGGCCGAGGTGAGCGTCGGCCCGTCGGTGGTGGCAATCGCGAGAGGAGCCCAGTATCCGGCCGCCATGTCGGCTCCTTAGCTGATCTGAATCAGCGCGGTGCCGGCCGCGTTCGTCGGCATCGTCAACGTGAAGTTGCCGGCGGTGACCGTCTGCGAACCGAACGTGTGGACGCTGACGGCGTTCTTGCCGCTGGCGGTGTTGTTGTAGATCGTCACGCAGTCGAACGCGGTCGACAGCGTGACCGTGGTCCAGGCGAACGACGCGCTCGGTGTGGTGAAGGCCGACGTGCCGCTGGTACTCGGTGCGACCCATGAGCTGATCGCCACGCCGCCGGCGGTGTAGTTCGTGCCGCTCACCTCATTGGTCGCGCTGTACGCGGTCGTGGCCGCGCCCTGCGAGCCCGACGCCAGGTACAGCGCGGCCTTGAACGAGTCGGCGGTGGTGCCCGCGCGCACGACGCTGGTTCCGAATGCGTGCAGCCCGTTCAGCAGATCCTGCTTGAACGAGGTGCACATCGCCTGGGAATTTGCCAATTCAGCCTCCGATACTCGCCGCCTGACCGTAGCCGGTCACGGGTTGCTTGCTGTAAACGTGGGCCGACTCGCGCACCACCTCGCCGGTCGCATCCAGGTACCGCTCGACGAATTTGATGTATTCGTCGGTCAGCTCCCAGCGCGTCTGGTAGGACAGTGAGTCGATCGGCAGGTTGCCCTTGCTCGTGTAGATCAGTGGGACGGCGTCGGCCATGTCAGAAGCCTCCCCCGCGGTGTGCGGCCCGAGCCAGCAGCGCGCGTTGCTCTTGCGCGTACTCGTTCAGCTCGTGCGGCGACAGGATCTTGCGGGCCTGCGCCGTCTCGATCGCGTTGTGCTGCGCCTTGATCGTCAGCAGGAGGAGCGCGATGGCTTTGCGCGAGTTGTCCGGGTCGTGCATCCACAGATGATTCAGGTACGCGTCGGGGGCGACGATCTCGATGTCCCCATCCCCGTTGAACCGATAGACCTCACGGCCCTCGATCCCGAATGTCACCCAACCGTCGGGTACTTCGACTTGCGGCACGTCAGCCACGAGGCCCTCCTATGAAGTAAGCGCTGACTCCGATTGTAGCCCCGCAGCCGCCGCGCCGGCAACCTGCGAGACCGCAGCCTTGACGGCGGCCAGCTGCGCCTGGCGCGCGGCCAGCTGCGCCTTGGCAGCCTTGATGTCGTCCTGGTGCTTGGCCAGTTGGGCCTCGGCGTCCACCACCTGGGCGTTGGTCGAGTCCAGGACCTTCTGGCGCGAGAGCAGCTTCGCATTCAGGTCCGCGCGCGCCTGGTTGGTGAGATCTAGCGCCTGGCGCTTGCCTTCCGCCACGGCGGCCTCGGCCGCGGTCTTGGCTTCCGCCAGGTGGGCGGCGGCGGTGATGTGCGCCGCGTTCAGGTGGGCCGCGGCCTGGGCCTCGACCGCCTGGGCCTTGGCGGTGGCGTCGGTGAGTGCGGCCTGCGCGGCCTTCACCTTGGCCTGCAGGTCGACGTGCTTGGCGGTCCAGTCCTTGACCGCCGCCTCCAGGGATCCGGCCTGGCCGATTGCCAGGGCCGCCTGGCGCAGCCCTTCGAGGCGGGCCAGCTCCTGCTGGAGGAGGTTCGCAACGCTATTCAGGTCCATGTGTCGGCTCCTCAGTTGATCTGTTGCTGCAGCCGGCGCATGACCAGGATCACGTTCAGCGAGGTGGTGCCGTCGCCGGCGGTGCAGGACGGGCGCACCTGGAGCGGGGCCTCGGTCATCTGCTTGAGCGCGGCCGCGGTGTAGCTCATCGCCACCCCGTTCTGGTCGGTCAGCGTGATCGGGTTCGCCGGCGCGGGCGGAAAGCCCGTCTCGTTCGAACCCTGGATCACGATCGTCCCACCCGCGCCGAACGTGCCGTAGATATGCACGGTGCGGTCGGCCCACTCGGGCAGCTGCACCCACGCACCGACGTCGCCGTTCGCCAGGGGCGCCCACTGCACGATGACGACCGCGCCATCGGCCGAGCCGTAGCTGCTACGGTTGATGCTAGCTGCCTGAGTTGCCATTCGAACCTCCGTCGTACGGGCCGGGCTCGGACGGCGCGGCCGATTGGTCTTGCGGTTGCAGCAGTGCCTGCGCCTTCAGGTGGTGTTCGGCGGCAGCCAGTTCCTTCTGCGTGTTGGTCTGGATCACGATCTTCGCGAGCGACGACTGGATTTGCTGCAAGCTGATGTTCTGCTTGTTGGCCATCTGCAGCATCGCGACTTCCTTCTGCGCCTGCAGCTCCTCGAGGCGGGCCGCGCGATCGGTATCGGCCTTCTGCAGCATCGTCTGCGCCTCGAGCTGCGCGATCTTTTCTTGCGAAGCGGTGCGCGCCTGCTCGCCCTGCGTCTTGATCTGTGCGGCCATGACGCGCGGGTCTTGGTGCTGCTGCGCGGCCTGCTGCTGCGCCTGCATGCGCTGCGCGATCACGGTCGGGGTCGCCATGATCTCAGTTGGGTCGATGTGCTGCGCCTTGAGTGCGGCCTCGAACAGCTTCTGCAGGTCGAGGAACACCGCGTACGTCGGGTTCGAGCCCTGCTGCAGCAGGTTCATAAACGCCTGGTTCTGGATGTCCCGGACCAGGAGTGCGCTCGTGCCGCGCGCGTCGACGGCGAAGTCGCCCTTCACGTCGTCGTGCTCGGAGTAGAGCATGTTGTAGTCGTAGTACCGGGTGATGTGCGGGCGCGTGATCATGTCGTCCCACTGCTTCACCAGGCGCCGCAGCACCACGTTGCTGCTGTTCATCAGCAGCTGCATCCCACCGACCGTCTCGGGCGCGGTGCCCTTCTCGCCCTGGGCGAGCATCGGGACCGCGGTCTCCTCGTCGACCAGTTTCATCGAGAACTCGATGACCTTGATCAGCTCGTCGGCGTGGCTGTTGAACTCGATCGAGTTGAAAGCCATCCGCACGTCGGGCACATCGCTATTGGCCCACCAGACCTTGCGCGACGTCAGCGTCCACTCGCCGTCGGCCGGCTCCACACTCCCGCGCTTCAACACGATTTGCGGGCCGGCGGTGATGCCCAGGTTGTCCATCAGCTGCCGCCAGCAGCTATTGATCACCTTCTGCTGGGCGCGCATCAGGTACGGCACGCCGTAGCCCCACACGGAGCCGGTGACCTTCTCCCACACGTAGAAGTCGTACGGCAGGTCACCCGTGTCGATCGGGTTCAGGTGCACCTTCACGACGGTGTTGTTGACGAAGATCACGCACGCGCGCACGCGTGACAACGGGTCGTCGAAGTCGATGTCACCGAGGAGCTCGGGTGGGATGCCGCCTGCCAGTGCCTGCTCGGCGGTGATATCGCCCCAGTATTCCCACTTCTCGAACGTCTTATGTAGCTGCGACGTGTCGATCTCTTTGTCCGGCCCGGGCACCGGCTGCACGAGGGTCGCCGTCGTCTTCGGCCCCTCCATCAAGACCTTGCGCAGCTGGTCCTTCATAAACCCAGGCTGCAGCGCGAGGTCGCGGATCTGGCGACCCGTGCACACCTCGCGCTCGAAAATCCCTTCGCCCTTCTGGTGGTCGTCGCCGCAACCCGGATCGGTCCAGACGTTGCGCGGATCGACCTCGTAGGATGCAGGCAGCGCTTCCTCCTGCATCGCGATCTGGTAGAACGGCTTGCCGGTGGCGTCCGTGCTCTTCGCCCAGCTGCGGCGGTACTTGTTCGTGACTACCGGCCCCTTCAGGACACCGGTGCCCAGCATCGCGGCGTAGTGCAAAACCTTGCGTTGCACGCCGTTGTAGTCGGTCTGGTTCAGCTGGCGGTCGATCAGCTCCTGCATCGCCTTGCAGGCATCCGACACCGCTTCCATGATCAGCAGCGCGGCTTTACTCTTCGCGAGCGTGTTGCCCGCGGCGTCGACGATCGGCTGGTCCTGGTGGTCCGTCGCCGGCCCCTGTTCCTTCGCCATACGCGCGAGCGACGAGTCCGGCGCCGGCTGGATGCCCCAGTTGCGATCGTCGGTTGGCAGCAGGATGTCGGCCAGGCGCGCTTCGCCTGCGTTCGTCTTCTGCCGCGTCAACCCGATGAAGATGGTCGAGCGCGTGGCGCGCGCGTGTTCCTTGACCACCGGGAAGCCCTGTTCGGCGGCCTCCATCATCGACGACGTTTGGCGGTTCGCCTCGTCGCGCTGATGGTACTGGTCGGTGTCCTGCTCCCAGCGCTTATCGACCCCCTGCGCGGCGCGCTCGCGGATCCACTCGTCGCGCTTTTTCGCGAGAACGTTCCCTAGGCCCCACAGCACCTCGTCAGACGGATCCTTCGCCTGAGACTGGTCGTCGGTGCCGCTCCCGTCCCCGGTTCCGGGAAATGGCGGCGGCTCGTCAGGGAAATCGGTTGCGCCGGTCATGCTACAGATTCACTTGTAGCGTCGCACCCGCTGCGCCGACAACGCCCGCGGTCGTACCGCTGGCTGCGGTCGGAGCCGTGCCGCCGCCGTTAAACAAGCTCTGCGTGAACGACGGCGCACCAAGATTCAGAATCTGGGCGTTCCCGTAGTAACCGCCGCCGCCAGCGGCGCCACCCTTGCCGGTCCCAACGCCGTTGCCGCCGTTGCCGCCGTTGCCGCCGTTGACTTGCAGCGCATTTAGGATTGTCAAGCCCAGCAGGTACTCGCACAAGATGAAGATGAAACCGCCGCCGCCGCCGCTACCGCCGCCGCCGCCGCCCGCATTCCCGCCCGCGCCGTTGCCGCCGTTGCCGCCGTTGCCGCCGTTGCACTGGAAGATGGCCGCGGTCGCGTTGACCCCGCGCTGGATATAGCGCGCGGCAATCCATATCCACCCAGGGGCGCCGCCGCCGCCACCACCGCCGCCGCCTGCATTAGTGCCGTCACCCCCGCCCTGTCCGCCGCCGCCGCCAAACGAGCCGCCGACAAACTGATAAACCCCGTTGCTGTTTCCGCCGACAAAAGAAAGGCCGTTCATGTTGCTCGTTCCGAGGGTATTCAGCGATAGCGGAACGTTGTTCCAAACCCATGGAAGCGTTGCGCTCGGTGCGCCGCCCGCCGCACCGGCGGACGTGCCCGCGCCACCTGGGCCGCCCGCGAAGGAGCAGCCGCCATTGCCAGCATTCTGCGGGTTTGTAGAGCCTGGATTTGTCCCGGTCGTAGTGTTTCCCGTACCGCCTGACGGACCCACGTACCCCGCCACCGAGGGTAGCGAAGCTGGCGAGTTGGAGTAGGCTTGGCCGCCGCCAATCCCGGCAGTTGCGCCGCTGGCGTTAGTGGCGTTGCCGGCATTCGACACGATCGCGCCGGCCGACGCCGCGCTGATATCCAGCGTGCCGGAAACGAACACGCGATAGCCACTCGGGTTTAGTTTCCCCGAGCCGCTGATCGTCAAGTTCGTGTAGTGCATGTCGCGCGTCAGCGTCGTCGTGCCGCTACTGATGGTTGCAGCGCCATCGCTGCCGGTGCCAAAGAGAGGCGACAGCGCAATCGGATCGAAGTTCGGATCGCTACTACCGCCCGCGAGGCCGAACATCTGCCGAATCAACTCCTGGTCCTGGTAGCCCAGGCTCATCGCGTTGATCAGCTGCTGCAGCGTATATGGTGTCTGCGCCATCTTTCAGTTCCTATCAGTACCCTGTTTCGCGGTCGAGCACACCGAAGCCGGCGATCTTGGGAGCGGTAGCGGTGCGCACGTTGGTTGTGCCGTTAAGACGCATCTCGACGGGCGACACCGCGTGGCGCCGCATCATCATCGCGATGCGCGACGCACTGATCAGGTCGTCGCGAAGTTTCACGACCTGGCCATTCAGTCTGTGCATCCCCTTGAACTCCTCGAACCACTTCACGCAGGTCGAGAACACTTTCCAGCGGCCGGTCTGCATGCGATCGAGCATCTCGCTGATACCCGCCTCGAAGCCGTAGTTCTGTTGGTCCTTGTCATCACCGAAGGTTGCGTGCGTCGGCAGCATCTTCAGCTCGTAGTCGTCGCGGTAGATCTGCGAGTACGCCTTGCCGCTCTTCGGATCGTGCTTGTGGCCATCGTGCGGCCACGCCACCGGGATCCACTTGCCCTGCGGCAGCATGTTCATCGCGTGCGTACCGATCGTCGCCTTCGCCTCGCGGTACTCGCGGTAGACGTAGATCGTGTCGGTGTCGCCGTCGTAGGCCAGCCACACGGCGGCGAACGGGTGGTCCCAACCGAAGTCGATGCCGCAGATCCGCCGCCACCAGTTCGGGATCGGGAACGGGTCCACGCGGATCGCCGACTCCGACACCGGGAACACGAGGCCCTCGCCCATGACCGGGCGGCCGAAGGCGCGCGCATCGCGGTCCGCATCCGTGTAGCCGGCGATGATCTCGGCGCGCCGCTCGGGGCTGTAATGCAGCGCGTCCTCGAGCGTCATGTTGATGAGAATGCGGCCAGGTGCGAGCGGCTTGTCCTCCAGCGGCATGAACAGCTGCACCACCTCCGACATCCCCAGCAACGGGGTGAACGTCGTGATTACCGGCCCGCCCTCGACCTGGACGCGGGTCTTACCCTCCTGGTAGATCGGAAGCGGCGGCTCCTCGTCGAACCACACGCCGGTCAACGTCTCCGCCTGCCACTTCGTGCGGCCCTGGTCGTATGACGACAGGGTGATGATCGAGTCCTCGCCCAGCTCGTGCCGGACCACGATCGAGCTGACCGCATCCTGCACGCCGGTCTGCCGCACCACGCGTTTGATGCAGTCGTAGGGGATTGCCCCCGTGCCCCACATCTCTTCGGCGGCGGGTGGGCCCAGCAGCACGCGCTGGATGCCCTTCTTGTTCAGCTCAAACGATTCGGATCCCGCCAGCCATGTCGTAGCGCGGTGGAAGCGCCGGCCGGTCCACCAGGCGGGGTAGCGGCCGGTCAGGTGCATGGCAACCTCTGCCGCGCCAGCCCAGGTCTTCCCGGACTGGTTGGAAGCCATGAACATCCGTTCCTGGTAATCGGCCCCGGCCGCATGGAACTCGGCCTGCTTGGGGTACGGCTTGTAGCTGGCGAGCCAGTTGCGCTTTTTGGCGGTGTCGGCCAGCTTGAACAACTGCAGCAGCTCGGCCTTCTCCGCGTCGTCCAGCTTCGTGAGGTCGAGGCCCATCAGGCGATCTTCGGCGCCATGTCAGCTGGCACCCCCGCCTTCTCCAGCAGCGCGCGCAGGCGCGCGTCCATCTGGTCCGGCGTGAGGTTGACCTCGTGCTTGTGGTCGATCGACTTCAGCTTCGGCTGGCAATACTCGATCAGCGCCAGGTTCACGCTCGAGGCGGTTTTCGGGTCCAGCTTGCCGGACTGGAGCACTTTTACGAGCTCCACCGTCGGGTCCATGCCCATCTCGGCCAGCACCACGGCGACCGTCTTCAGGTTGATCCGGCCCGGCTTGCGGGCGTTCTGCTCCGGGCGCAGCTCCGGCCCCGGGTCGCCGTAGGCGTTCGACGTCGCCATGCCCGGCTTTTCGCCGCCCTTGTGGATGCGCTTTCCGGCCCGCTGGCGGTTGGTTCCGCCGGCGGTGGTGATCGAGACCGGCTTCGCCACTCACGCCCCCGCGCCGCGCGCCAGCAGACCCCGGGCGCGGGCTTTGATCCGCGCCGCGGTCGACGCGCTGATGTTGCCGGCGTGCTCCGAGCGGGTCGCCCCGCTGATCGCCATGCGTTGGTGCGTGGCGTCGTTGACCGGGAAGCTCTTCCCCGGGCCCGCAAATTCCCCGGCCGGCATCGCTTTGCGCCGACCCGCTGTCAGTTTCGCCACGGTGTGTCTCCAGGTAGTCGGCCAGGGCGCGCAGCACCTCGGGCCGTTCTTTCAGCTGGCCGATCGCCAGGTTGCAATGCCGGCACAGGAAGCCCCGGAACCGGCCGGTGACGTGGTCGTGATCCAGGTGCATCTGGGTGTCGGTCGACCCGCACGTCGGGCAGACCGTGGGTGGTTTGACATCCGGCCCCAGCTCGCGCCGCAGCGCGCGCCGGCGGCGCCGAGCTACCGACTGCGCCTTGTTCCAGCCGCTCACCAATGAAAAAGGGCCGCCGAAGCGACCCTTTCCAGGTTAGTGAGCACTAACTTACACGTCCTCGGTGCCCTTCGGCCGGCGCAGGGGCGTGCTCGACGGCCCGGGCGACGGCGCGTGGCTCTTGGTCTGGATCCACCCTTCGCAGCCTTGCTTGACCGTGTCGGCCATGTGCTCCGCGGTCCACTCGGGATGCTGGAACACCAGCTGCAGGAACGCGGTCATGGACGCGATGTCGTCGGCGTCCTCGATGCCGTGGTCCTTGCCCGTGCCGTCCTCCAGCACCTTCTTGGCCGCCAGGGTGGCGCCGTAGTCATAGGCTTCGGCGGCCTGCTCCATCTCGTCTTTCGAGACGTGCTTGGCGATCAACTCGTCCCGGAACTTGACGTCGTCCACAACCAGCCGTTCCCAGAACTGGCAGTCGCCGATCGTCTTGGGTTCGGCGTGCGCCTGGGGTGCAAACAGGAACGACAGCGCAACCAGGAGCGCCAGAACGGTGCCCCACGCCAAACCCTTCCAGAACGCGTACCAATTCATTTGGGCCCTCCGGTTTCCGGCACTTCGGTGAAGGTGACCGTGCGGCGCCCGTAGACGTGCACGACAAACGATTCGTTCGGCTCAACCCGGGTCGTCGACACCAGCTCCGGGATCGGCGAGCCCGGCTTCCAGTCGTGGGTCTCGACGTCGACCGCGTGCCGGCCGGTGTACACCGCGATCTTGGTCGTCATGCCGCGTCCGGCGGCAGGCCCGACCGCAGCAGCCCATCGATTGCCGACTGCAGCGGGTCCTTCGCCGGCAGCGTGGAGCCGATCTGCGGCGCGGTCGTCTGCTCAAGCGACAGCCCCACCCACCCGAAGCCGATGTTCTCGAGCCACCCCTCCCAGTACTGCCGGATGTGCGGCTTCGCGTGCTCGATCAGCGCGCGGGAACAGAGCACGTTGTCGCCGGCCGCGACGATGAAGTCGTCGACCTTCTGCGTCAACCGCTCGAGCGCTGCATCCTGCATCGATCCTCCTGTGGCTCCAGGACCATCGGCACCGGGATTTCACGGGACGTCCCCCGCGGGTGCTTACGACCGTGCCCTCTGTCCGACGACCCTGGAGTGGTTGCGGGGGCTGGATTCGAACCAGCATTTAGGCGGTTATGAGCCGCCTGCATCCCGCTCTGCCACCCCGCCAAATTCTCAAGTACCGCTTGACTGTACCCCACCCCGCGACACTCCGTCAACCCCAGTGGCGCCGCGGCGGCTCCATGCACACGTACACAAAAAGCGGTACGGTCACCATCACCTCGCCATGCCGACAAGGCGGCGTTAGCTCTGGCTCCCGCCGGTGCCGCCGCTCTTCGGACTCGTGGTAGCGCCGGTGGACCGCCGAGACGTCGTCTTCGATGACGCCCTCGATCAACTCCCCGATCGCGTCAAGCAACCGTGACACTGACGCTCACCGGCACCGTGACACTGACCTGCGCCGCCGTGACCGTGAACGCCGGCGACACCACGGCCGCACCGACCGCCGCACCGCTGGCGTCGAAGCGCTGCGCCGACACGGTGTAGGTGTCCGAGGCGGTGATCAGGAAGGACGCCGAGGAGGTGGTATCGGTCGCGCCCTGGGTCACCGAGACGGGGGTGCCCACGGCCTGGCCGGCGCTGTTCAGCAGGGTGAAGACGATCGGGCCGACGGATGCGGCGGCGACGGGCGAGCCCAGCGCGGCGACGGCGGAGGCGGTGGCGGGGGCTTGGCCCGGAACGGATGCGGACATGGTGGATCTCCTCAGAAAAAGTCAGGTTGGGTGACGCTGCGAACCAGGGCCATCAGCCCTTCCTGCAGATGGGTGCGGCCGATCGCCAGCCAGCGCGGGTCGACGTTGTTCGGCAAGGGCGAGCGCAGCGAGATCGCGCGCAGCTCGTCGGTGAGCTCCTGCAGCCGGTGGCCCGCGACACGTATCTCGGTGACCAGGCGGATCTGCTCTTCGCTGAGCACCTTGTGGCCGGGTGTCTCGGACGGCGTGCCGGCAGCACTCATAGATGGGTTTGTCGCGGTGAGCTGTCGGCGAGGGCCCAATCTGTCGCCAGAAGGTCGGTTTGAGAACACAACCAGGGCACCAGGTTGCTGTCGGCCGTTTTCATGTACACGTACGGCAGCGACATCTTCGAGTGCGCGTCGGGCCGCTGCAGCTCGAGGTACATGCCCTTGCCGTTCCAGCCGGCGCGCACGACGCGCTCGCCGTTCCACAACTGCTTGACGGCCCAGCCGATGTCGTGGATCGGCACGGGCCGCTCGGTGTACGGCGGCATTAGTCAAACGCCTTCAGGGTGCCGCTGTCGGCGAACCCCTCGATCTTGTTCACGCCGACCGGGTTGCGCCGCACGTCGCGGGTATTGCCCAGGATTCCGCCTTCGGTGGCCGACCCGACGCCCTTCGCGGTGTCCGGACCCGGACGGTCGATCGGCCCGCCGCCGGAACGCGCCGACTTCAGGCTCGGGCCCACGGTTCCGCCGAACCCCTCGGTCACGTTGTGGCCGCTGGGTCCCGGATCGCGGGCGGCGTTTTTCGTGTTGCCCAGGATGCCGTCGCGGTTGGTTTCGATCGGCCCCTTCACGTCGGCGTCGGTGAACTTGGCACCGCGCTCGCTGGAGATGCCGCCCTTGCCGCCGCTCGAGGCGGTCGCCTTGCCCAGCTTGCCGAAGCCCTTCGACTCCACGCCGCTGCCCTTGGTTTCGAGACTCATGGTGATTCCTTTATAAAGAAAGTCTTTAGATTGCCCGGCACCGCGCCGCGCGCTTTGGGAGCCCTGTTGCGCCCGGGCGGGCCGCCGCGAGCGTGCAGGGGTGCCGGGGCCTTTCGTGACCATCTACGGCAAACGGAGGGCCAAAAGGGTCCCGGCCAAACGCCGCGACACGCCGACTTGCCGATCACGTCAGGTTGGTCAGCGCCCTGCGGTTGCGCTGCTGGCGCTTGGCCGCTTCCGCGTCCCACATCTGCTTGTGCGTCGCCACCGCGCCGGATCGCTTCACTGGCGGTTGGAGTGTCGCGGCCGAAGGTGGCGCGAGGGATGACTGCGCGCTCTGCCCGTATGACGGCGCGTTATTAGCCGGTGCGGCCGAAGCCTGGTCCGCGACACTGCCTGCCTGGGCCGAACCCGCCGTCGAGTCGTCTGAGTCGTCGTCCTCGTCATCCGCCGAGCCGGTGATCAGCTGTGTCACGGCGTCGGCCAATTCCTGCGGATCAGAGAATGATCTGGTGGGGATCGGCTTGCCATCGACCGTACCGGACAACTGGAGGTCGGCGATGTGGAGTGTCGCGGTCTGCATAGGCGTGTTTCGTCCTCGTAGGGCATCGCGCGTGGTGCGAATCGTGGGGGAGGGTATCTGGAGTGAGCACTTACGTCAAGCGAATTGACTAAAACAAACAAAGTGATTTAGGACGAGCTGGAATCGAGGTAATGCCGTTCGTCGGAACAAACCGACCGTTCATCAGGATAATCGCTTCCTGGGGTTGCAAGAGGCTGCAGAGGGCGTAGCTTAGTCGGTGAGCACGGCAGCCCGCCGTGCCTTCCCGGAGATGCAGAGATGACAAAGACGCCGGAGCAAGCACGAGCCGACTACGCGGAAGGCAGCGCTATCGCCTACGCCGAATACAAACGCCGGCTGACTGTCGCGCAGCAGCTGTACGGCCTGGGCCTGAGCACCGATCAACAGTACGTGCGGGATGTCGAGGCGGCCGAGCAGGATTACGGGAACCTGCGCCGCTGGCTGATCGAGCGCCTCGAAGAGACCGTCGAGTTGTAGCAGGCCGAAACCCGGCGCAGGCCGGGTCGCACCGTGACGCGGTGCCTGATGATGGCCATCAGCTAACCCGTTGAAAGGACAGCAAAATGTCGCATGCAATCACGATGATAGGCAACACGGCGCAAGCCGCCTACGCGGAAACCAAGGCGTGGCA